CTGATGCTGCACTGCGTTTGTTCATAGTTATGAATTATCCTTGATTGCTTTATTTACAGCCGTCATATCTTCTGTAGTCCAGTAGTCTTTCGCTACCATTAGTTGCAAGTGTTCGACATTTCGTGACTTCATAGCAGTCCATTCGTCTGCTTCCATGTCATCAGGTTTTCCTGCGTTAAGCAGATTAACAGAGTGTCCCATTGCTGTGTAGTTCTGTGCAATTTGTTCTGAGGTTGGTATATCAGTCATTATCCTGCCTCCAGTGCGTCTAGTCTAGCTTTGATATTTGTGTTTTCTGTTTCAAGTGCATCTACTTTTGCCGACAGTTCTTGCACAGCTTTAACCAAAGGTATAACAAACATCTCCCTCGATACCTGTTGAACTCCATGCTCGTCTTCACTCCAGCCACTAAAATCTGAGACTCCTGCCGTATCTAATGCGGCCTTTACCTCTTGAGCGATAAAGTTATGCATTGTTGCTTCTGTGTTCATATCATTGATAATATTACCATCATCATCTTCTCTTCGAAGATGTGCTAGTTGAGCGTCAGAGGCATCTAATTCATCATTAGGCTTCCAATTATATTTAACTGTTCTTAAATCGTTTATAAAGGCTAGACCTAGTTTTTGATCCGTAATGTTTTTCTTGAGTCTTTCATCTGAAGACCTTGACCAGTTAGCATCTGCGTCAAAATCATTACTTACAACATTGGATGGTTTACCAAATGCAAAATCGTTATTAGGTGCTGTGATGCCTTGACCTATTACAATAGCGTTACTTCCACCAACAGAGGAATGGTCAACATCGTATCCTATAAGAACATTATCATTTCCATCAGTTAAACCGTTCCCTGCGTTTGAGCCGATTAAAGTATTACCCCTACCAGTTGTAACTGCCATCCCTGCATTATTACCAACAGCAGTATTGTGACCGTCTGTTGCACTTGTAAAGTTTTGTACTTTTAATGCCTGTCTACCTACCGCAACGTTATGACTCCCTTTTGTGTCTGCTTCTAATGCTCGAAATCCCAAGGCTGTATTATTGCTACCTTCAGTGTTTGCTTCCATAGCCTCACGGCCTATAGCAGTATTAAATTCACCCGTTGTGGTTCCTGATAATGCTGCATATCCAAGTGCCGAGTTACCTGAAGCAGTAGTATTTGCATCACCTACCTCACTACCGATAAAAGTGTTAAATTGACCTGTTGTAAGGGATGCACCTGCATTATAACCAACTGCAGTATTCTGCATATCTGCTGCACTAGCAGGGTTTTGCAATCTAAGTGATTGATAACCTACTGCTACTGATTTACTTCCTAAAATATCAGTACTTAAAGAATGATATCCTATAGAAACATTTCTAGCACCTTCAGTTAGAGCATCACCCGCCTGTCGTCCTACAATAACATTTCTATCACCTGTTGTAATATTTGCCCCTGCGCTATTACCTATTGCTGTATTATCACTAGAAGTGGTAGCCGCACCTAAAGCAGAAGTACCAACTGCTACGTTATTTCCACCTGTACTCAAAGCATCACCTGCTACACCACCAATAATAGTATTATTTTTACCAGTGGTAATCGAGTTACCTGCATCAAAACCTATTGCTACATTATAAACATTATTAGCACTAGTAAAATTTTGTGTTGTAAGTGCTTGGTGACCAATAGCCACAGAACGACTTCCTACTGTTTCTGCATCTAAAGCATTAGAACCAATAGCTATATTTTTTTCTCCAGTGGTAATTGCTGTTCCTGCATCCTTGCCAATAGCAACATTATCATCTCCACCTGAAGCGATACTATCTCCTGCACCCTGTCCAATTCTGACGTTATCTGTTCCGGCTGAAGCAGTAATTACATCTGTTCCATCAGCAAAGGTAACATCACCACCATCTGATAACGTTACTCTTGTAGTGCCATCATCTGTTTTAAATACAAGCCCATCACCATCGGACGCTGAAATCTGCCCTGTTGTTATTTGCCATTCGTTATTTGTCTGATCTAAAACTGCAACTTGTATCCAAGCATTATTTGCCTCGTTTCGAATATACAGCTTATTATTTGTTGTATCGTACCACCACTGATTAGCAAATGTTGTGCTAGGTGCAGATGTTCCTGATGAATTTGTTGCTAATGCTTGCAAGGCATTGTTTAAATCCGCCCTCGTAGCAGGAAAGCCCTGATTAGCTATATTCATATCATGTTGTGCCATTTAAACGATCTCCTTACCAAATCCTTTAGCCACATAGTCAAGTGTAACTGAGTTTGTGCTTGTACTACTACCAGAAAAAACCTCTATATCAAATCCTGCTCTGGTTTTGTTTGTGATAACATATCTCTCACCATCTGCCAAGTTTGCCAAGGACAATCCAATAGCAGGAACACCCTTAAACTTAGTCGGGAAAGTTACGCTTTTTGTGCCAGTGAATGTTATATCAACTTCTGACTGTGTTCGCTCTGGCATATCTATTTCAGCCCTAAGTTCTCTAATAGCAGGAGAGGCTGCGCCATTCGTACATTCTAATATGCAACGGAACTGCATGGCTCTCGCTGTTATATCTGCAACGATAAAAGGCTGATACGCTGTATAAGTTGGTGAACCTGATGGATCATCGTTAGTATGGCGCAACTCAAATCTAGCTGATGTTACGTCAAATTGGGCAGGATCACCGTCAAAATCTCCAAGGCGAGCATCAAAAAGCCCTGTGGCACTGTCGAAATCGTTAACATAATCTAAATAATCCACCTTAAATTTCGGGTATATTCTGCTCGTATATACCTCACCGAAATCTACTGTTGTATTAAAATCGTATGTGCCAGAGGAAACTGTGCCAGAAAACCCATCAAATAAACCAAGAGCATCATCAAAGTTTCCTGCCGCGCTATCAAATTGATCTACAGTATCCAAAGCCAAATAATCACCTTCACTGTCCTCTAGCACAACAACATTGCTTCTAGTTCCTGCAAAAACTGGATCTTCTTGTATGGTCTGAATAGCATTAAAGTTTTCAACATTATTAGGATCAACTAAGACAACAAAACTTGCAGCCGTTGCAGAAACACCGCCTATTTTATCTACTGCTTTAAGAAAGTAGGTTCCTGTTTTAGCAGGAACAACAGCCGTATTTGCAGGACGAGCAACTTTATCAACTATATCAACTGCATTTTGATAACTTGCTCCAGATGTTTCTGATGAAAACCTTACTTTATAATGTGATAAATCGGCATTGCTTACTGGTGTCCAAGATAGGTTCAACGAATTACCTGTCACGTTCCCAGTGAAGTTTGTCACATTATCTGGTGGAGTTGCAAAGGCTGTTAATTGCCTTCCTGCTGTTGTTGTAAACGGCCCTGCTGCACCAAAAGAGTTAAAAGCTCTAGCTCTTACATCATACTGATCATCGCCTAATCCAGTTACCTCAAATAAACCATTTCTTTGCTTACCTACGGAAATATAATTAGTATCGCTTGTTCTTTTATATTGAGCTTCAAATTCTACCGCAAAAGGCTCGTTAGCAGTTACGTCTATAATAAGAACACCAACCGCTGCTTGATTAACTACACGCAAGTCAAAATCAACACCAAGTCCAACAGTAGGAACTTGAGTTGCACTAGGAAGGGTTGTTGCATTTAAATCAAATGCTGTTTCTTCTGCGTTCCAATCGTAAACGGCTGAACTTATTTCACGCAGAGTCATAGTGACCTCTAACGCTTTATCCTGACTAATTCCTAACCGCCAATCAGCAACCTCAAATGTTTTACTGCTAAATCCAAGCCTTGTATTTGTCAGACTAATAACATCACCAATTTGAAGCTGTAATGCTCTGAGTGAAAACGTACCAGATAAGGTTAGCTGTTCACGGTTTTTATACAAAGCAATCTTTGCAATTCTTTGCGCCATCGATGAAGTGTTAGTAAATGGCAAAGGAATGTCCTGTATAACCCTCTCACCGCCATCAACAGTTTCAAAGACGCTTGATGTAATTGGTGGATAGTCTGTCGGCTGATATTCTGTCTCTGCCCCTGCAAACATACCTGAAACTGCGTTAAAATTATCTCTGCGACTATTCCGAGTATTTACTTGTAAGTTACTTCTTAAATCGTCCTCATCGAGTGCTAATACAGATGACGTAAATTCCCCTGCTTTCACACCCCACTGACCTTGACTCCAAAATATTGTTCCTGCCATCGATGCCACGAGATCGGTTATGACATCATCAGGCGGTAAAGAAGTGACAAACGAACCATTAACAGTATATCGTTTTTCTGTGCCGCCACCCGACAAAGTTACATTCTCATCACATACATTTGCCGCTGCATTAAATATAGTATTATTTATTTCTGTTGCTTCACTAACGCCAAGACCATAATCTGAAATTAAATAATCTCTTAAACACAAAGCAGCATTAGCAGACCACGCTGTTGATGTTGTTCTTGGATCATATACTTTCTTACCTTTTACGATGGCGCTGAATATTGGCAATCCTTGAGGAAATACAGTCGTGTCAAATTCAGCCCTGATATAAATATAAGCAACGCCTCTTGCTCTATGATCGCTCGTCCATGCCGTATCTTCAGCCACCAAATCAGCATCAGCCGCTTGATTATTCGTTCCTAAATGCTTGTTTATTCGTAATGCTGAATTAACTACGCTGCCAGCAGCATCTTTGATTTGAAAAGCATCGTTAGTAACAAATCCATTTCCGTCTAACGTCAAAGCAACATTATCAGCGTATATTGTGCCAATCTCTTCACATTCATGCCCTGCCAAAGCGAGTAATGTGTGCAGATATTTCTGATCGTCTGTTATAGAACGATAAAAGATAACACCACCGACACGCTGTTGACCGTATATAATCGCATGATCTGAAGCAGGAGCGACAGCGTTGACGTTTGTTCCATAACCCTTTTGGGCTGCTTGTACCGATGCGGCTGCGGCTTGTGCCTTCTTTTGTGCCTTTTTAGTAAGAGCATTGATAGCATATGAAGTGACAATAGTAGCGGCTGCATATCCGACAACCACTGAAACAGTTGTTCCAAGAATTGCCGTTGCGCCAATAGTTCCGGCTGCCGTTCCTAATATGGCTCCTGCAACATATGTAAATAGCTGAACCATTATTCAACGCTCCAAAACAAATCATTCTCGTCTAAGGTAGAGAATATCATGCCATCATCCCCTAAGAAAGCCGCTAAATCGCTCGTAACCACTCCAAGCAAAACAGGCATGATTCCGATAGTTTGATCTACTGGACGACCGACTATAGACCCTCTTGGTGGAAATCTACCTGTGAATCTGTCCAATCTATCGTCTAGCATATCGATAACTGTGTCATATTCTTGAGTATATAGAAGTTTTCTATATTTGCGAAATGCACCTGTTGCTGTTGTGTAATCACCAAGCCAATCATCTGCAAAACTCTGTCCTCTTATAACTTCTGCACATTTATTAACAAAAGTAAGACAATCGTTTTCGCCCCATATAAAAGGATAATCTTGCAAGCTGTTGACATATTCAGCTAACTTAATATCCCAATTTGGAACACGCATCAGCCACCGCCACCCCATTGCAATCTCTGGTTTTGTAGGCTTTCCACAAAATCAAATGCTAAGTCTCCAGAATGCCTTTGTTTTTGATTTTGCGCTGTATATCTGCGATTTCTAGGACGTTCTAAATCAATTAATCTACTCTCAACAGATGTCACTATAGTTGATGTTTCTGCCCCTTCATCAATAACCATCGTGTCCATATAACCAGTGAAAACTAACATCCCATTCTGATTTGCAGGACTTGACCAATCTATAAAGCCAAAATGAACATTACAAAGTCTGCCCTGATAAGGAGTGTTTAGCGCATGAGTCAATAAATTTGACGGAATACCACTTAAAGTAAGATTAATTCCTTTTGCGCTTATATCCTGACTTTCTTCTACATCTGATATTGATAAAAGATCACCGACACCGCTGTAAGTTTGAGTATTTGCGACCGTTATAGTTATATCTCCGTATCCTGTCCAAACGCGAACAGTATCGGTATCAAAAAAAAGCTCTACAGCATAAAACGGAGAGACTTCAGCATCATCAAGTGCGTTTAGTATGGTTGATACTATCGTTCTTGCCATTAGACCGCCTCAACGCCACCGAAAGTTATTCCATAAAGGGCAGTTTCTCTGATGCTCCAGTTCTGCTCGTTATCAGCTAATCGAAAGCGTCCAATCGTATTAGTTACAACAACAGTTGCATTATCGCTTGGAGCAGTTCGTATATACGGCCAAATATCTAGCGCAACCTCACCCGATCCATTACTATCAGCATCAGCAAGAACTTTATGCAATGTAGCGCTCCCTGCTGATCCTAGCTGTATATAATCTCCTGCCTTCAGCCATCCTGTTTGCGAGGCTGTGCAGCCATCAATGTTTAATGTGCCACCTACCTGACTTGCTCCGTTGACGAGAGGAGTGCCTCCGGCTGAACCTCTTGGAGAAGCACCAACAGGATCGCCAAGCGTGAATGTTCCTAACTGACCTCGTAAGCTAACAAGAAAAGCAACCCACTGCTCTGCGTCTGCCCTATTCATAGCAGGAAGCGTAACATCTACTTCCCATCTTTGCCCTGCATGAGCCACTACCTGTTGCTGATAAGTAAAAGGAGACATACTCATTCCGACAGTATTAACTGCTCTGAGGGTAATGTTTCGAATACCTGTGTGCGATGGTAGTGTTAAAGGATAAGTTATAGCCATTTAGAACGCATTGGCAAAGCTGCCACCCCTTCTCCGAGCATCCAAAACAGCCGCCTTACTTGCCTCGGCTATCTGTGGAAGCAGTGTTTGTATTTCGTTTCTGACGGTTTGCTGAACCCCAGTGCTTACGTTAATCGTTTGATTTACTACGACCTCACCGCCAGAGTTTCCTCTTGAGTGATCGATAACTGTTTCATTTGGGTGAAGCATAGCCATAAAGCCGCCTCGACCATCTAATCCACCTGTTCGAGGGCCGTTTCCTGTGTATCCACCGCCATCAAATGAAGTCGGTCTTAAAGGTGGTGGGCCTGTGAAAGAACCACCGCCACCCAAACCGCCAAACATAGCAGGATCGGCAATGAAACTAGATATAAAACCAGTAATCTTTTTGACGACAAATATGCGATAAAGCTCTGCTATTATGGTTGCTGCCATTGTTCTAAAAGCGTCTTTGACCGATGCTGTACCAGTAACAGCGTCCATAAAAGCTCGCTCAAATGAATTACCAACCATATCAGCGGCATCTTGTAGAGGCTTCATCATCATCCGAGTGTGTTTAAGTTGTCTTTCAAATTCTCTTGTTAGGAATCTTGTGCTTTCGAGAGCTTCTTTGTTTTGCTCTTTTAAAGCCTCACTCCTTTGTTTTTCTTCCTTTTTAATAGTTATAACAGTGTCTCTTGTAAGAGCCATAATTTCACGATGGAGACCGCTTTTATCTAAAATTTCGTCAAGCTGCTTAAGAAACTCTTTAGCCTCTGGCCCCATCTTATCAAGTTCGTTTCTTACTTCAGCAAAGTTCTCAGCCAGATCTCTTGTGCTACTAACTCCTCGGAAAGCGTCAATTACTAAGTCGCCTATTGCATCGTTTCTTTTGATAATTTCTGTAGCGTCAGCCACTTCCATCATTGCATTATTTAAGTCAGCTAGATTTCTTTCCTCTTCGTCTAACAAAAAAGTATCTTTGATTTCTTGTCTTAACTCTTTGACTCTTTCTCTCAATTCATTTTCTTGTATAAGAATAGGCGTTAAAAATCCTGCTAGTTCTTTTTGCAACCCTCTTTGGATTTCTTCTTGAGCGGCTCGCCTCATAGAGTCGATATATATGAAAACAGCTTCATTAGCCTTTCGAAATGGCTCTGCGAACTCTTCGTCTATGAGTGTGTTAAGCCCTCTAAAACGAGTTATGGCATCCGATACCTGATCAAAATTATCTCCAAGCTCCTCTGTCTCTTTATTCATAGATGTCAAAGTAGCAATAATCGGAAAACCAATCGCTGCAATAACACCAAGTATAGGAGCAACAACACCAACCGCACCGCCAAGAAGCGCAAAGCCTCCTGCGATTTGAGGTAACTGCATACCTAGAACTCTAAACATATTAGCGCCCATCGAGGCTTGAACAGCGATGTCGCCTAACTGGTTAGCAGTGTTTTGAAATATAAATGTTGATCGCCCTGACATTCCCCTGCCAGTTGTAGCGATGCTCGCACCCATCTGCTCAACAGCGCTATCTGCTTGCATTGCAGACGTTTTAACTTGATCGGTAGCTCGTTTAAAATCTTTAGCGCCCTTCTGAGCGCCTCTGGCATCGATATTAAGACTTAATGTTGTCATAATAATTACGCTCCGTAATATCTAAGGCCATCATGCAACGAGCAAAACTCTGGCGTTCAATAGGATCATCAAGACCAATATGAGAGCAATATGACATAATTTCACTAAACGGTATAGGGGAAAAGCCAGAATATCCTATTTGTCGTCCTTGTCTCAAATCGTTATATCCTATCCAATAGACCATATTTTGAGGAGTAGGTTTGTCTCTCATCTCTACTGCGCCCTTTGCCGTCAAGTAAGCCTCATCTCTTGCAGAGTACTTAAAAGACCATAGAAGCGCCTCGATTAGTTTTTTACCGTTTCCTCTTCTACTTCCTGTCTAAAATTACCTAATTCATCAACGTACTTCGCCCAATCCATAAAAAACTTGGATAGTTCGTTTATTTTAGCATCGGCAAGCGCAAGAAAATGATCCTTATCACATATCATTTTAGTGCCATCGTTTTGTATATTAGTCTCCCACGAAACAACACAAGTATCGTATAGAGCTTCAAATAGCTTCTTGCCAACTTCCTTTTCTGATTTCGATTTAAACTTTGTATACTTATCCTCATCATCCATCATTTTTGACGCTCTGAGGGTTTGCATTTCCTGATATAAAACCACCTGTTCACGCTTGACCGTTAAATCAGGGTTTGCCCAACCTCCTGCTCTGCATTTGATTGAAATATATGTTTTTCCTTTATCAGCTAGAAAGTCCATATCTGGTGAAAAATTACTCTCAAAAACCATATCTGATAATTGAGGTTTCTTTAGTTTAAGCATCGGTGTCTCCTTTGTCGGTTTTTGATGTGGGGTGGGAATACCGACAACCCACCCCACTATAGACGTCTATTCTTGTGTTTTCTTAGCCTTAGATTCCTTGGCTAGTTCGGGCTTGTCGGCTAACCCTAACTCTTTAACAGTCTTAGCATCGATTTGATCGCCAACGTAAAAAGTTTTTTCTTTACCGTTAACTGTTGCATAAAATTTACGAACTGCAATCATGAAACTGCTCTCGTTAGTTTTACTGACGCATCCTCTGAGGCTTCGTCATACATTGCTCGGATCGTAACGTCCTGCATTGCATTAGTGCCAGTGAAATCAATATTAGCTCCCACAAATTTACACTTAGGAAATAACAGGGTGTATTTTTTACCCGATACTGATCCAAGTGGAAAAGTGACTGCAAAGAGTGAGTGATTTGTGTCTCTTGCCGCATTGTAAAGCGCCGAGAAGTTAGTATCGACATGAACTCTAGCGGTTATCTCAGGAAGCAAAGCCCCTTTTGTGATGCCATCCTTAGTAAAAGAGCTTCCTAGCACTGTCTGCGCTTCTCTGCCCTCATAGTTAAAGTTTATCGTAGCACTTTCGAAAGCGTCTAGTGTGTACCCTGCAAATGCTATCGTTCCGACATCAACGCCAGATGTTAAAGGCGCTCTTTCGGTTTGATCTGTATATGATGAGCTACCGATTGCTGATGTAGTCGTATCAAGCGAACCCATACCAGTTAGATCAAATGAAAACCCTATCTCTGCATTAGAAGCAAGCGTTATCGATCCACCAGATGCCTCGACACCAGTGTAACGCATCATTGTTAGCGTACCGCCAACTCCTGCGCTAATTGCGTTTTCGACAGTGAAAGATTTGGTTGTCTTTGCGCTTTTTAATACGTTTGTTGAGTAAGCCCCTTGAAGCAAACTCTCCAAAAATGGATCGTAAGCGCCATAAACCAACGTGCCTGACATATTACCAGTTACGTCAATTCCTGCGATAGCTGTTTCTACAGCTTCGCCTTTTGCTGCGAGTGATCGATGCTCGACTATATTGGGAGCAGCAGTCATATTTATTGGAACATCGCTCGTTGTGAACGATGGAGATGAGGGAGTTGTCCCTGCTGTGGATTCAGCCACAAACGCACTCCGTAGCTGATTTGATGCAATGCCAGTCATGTTGTGGCCTCCTTATTTAAACTCATATCGCACGAAAGGCGCGACAAATGTTGCAATATGAAATGGTATATCAGAAACCTCGCCAGATATATAGGGGTGCTGTTGATCTGGTGAAAATCTGATAAATTCGTTTGTAGTCGCTGCTGCACCCGTATTATCAATCCTTTTATCAAAGAAAATACCGTCTAATGTTTCTGCGTAACCTCTCCAAGTCGCAGACCCTTTTCCGTTTTCAGTAAAGATCTGAATAGTCACAATGCCACTATAATCTATTCTGTTCGTGTTTGCACCTATAGATCCTTGCAGAGTTAAACCATTTTCTATTGAAACTCGAATACTATTAAAAGAAGGGCTAAACTCATGCCCATCGAAACCTATAGGAGTCGTGCCTGACCATTGAGTATTTAAATATGTCTCAATCGCTCTGCGCTCTAATGCATAAGTCATATCAATACGTTCCTATATTTGGTTCGCATCTCGGCTAAAGTTAGTGCAACCATACCTTTCGGAGCTTGCTTAGACCATCCATTTTCTAATCTATTTGCGTAAGGCAGATTATTCTGAATAATTATTGCTTTATCTTTCTTATACTCAAAAGTCTCTATCGTCTGTGTACCTTTAGCAATCGATGATGTTCCTGTTTTATCGACTGTATTAACTTTTGCAGGGTTCATTCTGTTCTTGCTGACGATCCAGTTACCTCTAAATCGACCAGTATCGACAGGTGACTTTTTCACAATGCCTCGCAAACTATCCATTGCAATCAATGAGATAACGTCCTCGATCTTTTCATCCGTATCGACTAGCTCTTTGTTTAGCTTGATCTCAAAATTCTTATAACTCATTTCTGCAACACCACTCCATATTGAACAGAGTTAGATCCAACAATCTTTTGCGCTGCTTTTACCTCATAATCAACAGATGAGATAGTTAGCTTATATCCCTCTTTGATAATCTCAGTAAAACCCTCGAACAAAACTAGCTGACGATTAGACCCGATAATAGCATCAGGAAATATATCTCTGGCAGGAGTATCGGTATCAAATAACGCTCTGCCTGTGAGAGTTGTTGTTGTTACTGGATAAGTACCTGTTGATGGATCATAAGTTCCCTGCGTTTCGTAAGTCACTGTCGCATCAAAAATAACGTCCGTTACCGCTAATTTAACGGCATCAAATGCTGCATCTGCGATTGCTGTGACTGTTGTACTCATCCACGCACCATTTTCAGTTGAGCGCCACCGTAAATAGTATATGGCGAAATTAATCCCTCAATCGCTACAAATCGAGGCGTTTCTCTAAAGTTAGTAAACTCGACCTCTGTTTCTACTGGCCCTGCTTTGTTCTTCTCTCGAACCTTTGCGCCACCCTCAACCGTAGCAAATACGTTTGTTCCCTGATTAATAATATAGGCTAACTCTGCTTGAGCGTCCTTAATATCCTGTGGAATAGTATCAGGATCTATCGGAAAATCTTTAACAAGAATGATGCCTGTCAAACGAGGCCAAGCCATCGCCTGATAGCGATGCTGTTGCTCACCAACGAAAGTATAGCTTCTGTTAATGTAATCAGCCGCTTTTACAAGTTCAGCTTCTTTTGCAGCGTTACTACCAGAAATAGTTACGTTTCTTTCTGTCCAAAAAGCCTCATATTCAGTTCCAGTGATATAGCTATTTGCTGAGGCACTGCCTACTGTTGTCACTATCGCCATATCTTAACCTTTCTTAGTAGACGCTTTCTTTTTCGCAGGCTTTTTAGGGGCTTTGCCGCCTTCCCACGCTTCGTTTACTTCAGTCTTTGGATCATCTGCTATGAGTTGACCCTTTTTATTCCTCGCTCTTTTTGGTTCTCCCTCAAAGCGTTCGTGTTTCTTGCTGTCAAAATCTGCCTCGTTGACTAGCGCCCATCCATCTTTTGAGCCTTCGTGTTTTATTTTAATAAGATTCATTTTATCACCATTTAACCTTTGCAGCCCAAAAAGCCGCACTCATTCGACCTTTCTGGATATTCTTTCTATGTCTAGCTAAGAAAGACTTTCTCCTAGCTTTCTGTTCAGCAGTTCGAGGGTTTTTTCCTGCGCCTCTAACACCCTGCTGACCAAACCTAATAGTTTTAACCTTATCACCGACCTTCGCTAAAACAACATGGCTTTTTGTCGGATGGTTTGGCGTTCTCTTTGGCTTATTGTATCCTGCAACACCAAGTCTCTTAATTCTTGGATCTCGCTTTCTCATCTAAGCCGCCTTAATGCTCTGCGTTCAGCCTTTGTATATCTAGCCGATTGCTTTCCTGCCTTCGTAGCTTTGTTCTTTGCTCTTGATCCTGCTGCCTTCTGTGCAGGAGTTAAGCTATCTCTTACAGCCTTTGGTAAGTAACGGCTTTTCTTTTTTTTGCCTGTGTAATCCCATTTCTGGCCTGTCCATTTTCTTAGCGATATTTGCGACTTCTTGAGAGCCATCTATCTGTACCCTCCTCCTGCTGCTTTATACCGCCGAGCCAACATTTGAGCTTTCCTAGCACTCCATTGTCCTGCGCGACCGCCTTTTGATCCACGTTTGATAGCGTAAAACATTTGTTTCCGCATTTTGGGCTTTGTATAGTTCCCTGCTGCGTTGACAGTTGATTTACGTTTCTTGGAGCGTCCTCTTGGCACTATTTTCTCTTTCTAGCCTTCTTCTTGGCTGTCATACTTAGCTGTGCAAAGTGATATAGGCGTTTGCTTGTTTTACCATGCGTCTTGCCAGAATGGATCTGACCGTTCGGCATCCTATGAGTATTGCCCTTAAAAACAGTTCCATCTCGCAAGTAATGTTTAACGCCCTTTGCCATTACTTTTTTTTACCACCCTTTTTCTTTGGTGGACGACCCTTTTTAGTTCCGTAAGTACCCATTCCTTTTGGCATATAAATCTCCTTAAAAGTAAAAAAGAAAAGGGGCTTTCGCCCCTAATCTATTAGCCCATAAGTACCGCGATTGCGTCTGAGTTCCATGCTTTTACGCCCCAGACTGCACCAACTTGGATCATTGCTTTGTTGAAGCCTTTATAAACAGCAACCTCAAAGACCATTCCAGTTTGTGGATCTTGAACGACCATGATGTCCTCGGCAGCATCGCCACCTACTGGTTTAGCAGGCGCTCGCATTGCGATTTCCATTCCTGCTTGGTGCATCATTATATTTGCAGTGTAGTTATTACCAACTGTAATTGCTGCGTTATCTGCAACTGCAACTTTTAGACCAGTATCGCCGATGACTATGTTACCACCTGTCAGGGCAGTATTTACTACATATTTATTAGTATCACCTGCGATTGTAATCACATCTCCTGCAAGAACTGTACCTGAACCACCATCAGCAGGGATCGTAGTGTCACCGATTGCTGCTGAAGCATTGTTGACAAGGTAGGATGTACCTGTTCCTTTGGTGTGATCTTGTACTTGAGCGCTTTCTTTTAGTGAAACACCTTGCAAGTTAAGTAGCTCACCTCTGCGAAGTGTGTCGTCACTTCCTGCTGTGTTTACTTGAGAAAGCGTTGCTAAGTTGCGAAGGTTTACGCCTGCACTTGTATTTACAACCAAGCTGATTAGACCGTCATTTGTTGGCATACCGTTGTCAGCCAAGATTTGACGAGCTTCTGCAACTGTGTTGAAGTTCGAACCGAATGGAGTTGTTCCTGCTGTACCAACTGCACGAGAAGCGTTTTTATATGCTTCTTCAGCCAGATCAGCTTCCATTTCGTTTACAAGTGTTCGCATCGCTTGTTGAATTTGAGCGCCATATACTGTTTCGTATCCTGCGCCACCATCTAAGAAGCGTACATCTTCACCAGTGTATGGGATCTGAACACCACGCTGATTAGATATTGTCAGCGTTTTGTTAGTTAGTGTTTGATCTGTTCCCTCTGGAATAGTCATACTTGGTGAGATTGTTACTGCTGTTGCAGCAGGAGTAGCGAATGATCGCACGTTCTGCCCGACAGCAGCTTCTTCTGATCCTGCGTTCACTGTTGAAGCAGGAATAAAGCCTGTTAGTTCTCGGCCTACAATGTCAGCAGCTCTATAAATGTCTGCCGCCAGATCTGTTAAGACGTTTGCCATAACATTTTCCTTTCTGTTTAACGGTTAGCCATTAACGACCTTGCCGCCATCTTTGAAGAATAGTGAGCGTTCTCTTTGACCCATTGAATTGAATTGTGAGCGCGTCACCGATTTAACGCCAGACTTGCCGCCTGAACTCGCTGGAGGTTTACCGCCTCCTGAAACACCGCCATCCTTAACAAAAAGCTGACCTGTTTCTGACGCTGCAAGTTCTTTGGCTAGATCCGCAATAGTTGCGTAACCATCGCCACCCGATCCTGCGAGGGGTTTAGACTTATCTGTCGACATTATACGAATATTTCCATTCTCGTCAAACCCAATTCTTTCTTTTGCCAAAAGCGATAAGGGTTCTAATCCGTTTGATATAATGTTTTGTGATGCTAACTCTGATTTTAATTCATTCATCGCGTTTCTTTTTACGAGATCCTGTCGGATAGATTGCTCTGCTTTGAGCTTCTCTTCATACTGATTTTTGATCTGTGCGATTATTTCTTCGTTACTATTGTCGGCCTGTTCAACTGGCTTCTTTTGCAATGCTTCTAACTCGGACTTTAGACGCTCGTTTGTTTTACGTCTACGCATAGCCTCCTCGTTTGAATCGACTAGTTTCTGATTAGTTTCTTTAAGCTGTTTGTTGAGATCAGCAATTACCTCATCTCGATTGTCTACAGTTTCCGTTTCGACTTGTGTTTCTTCTACTGCTTGTGCTTCTTCTGCCATGATATGGTTCCTTTGCGCTGTACCGTTTCGCTTAACAGGTTAGTTCCTGTCTAAATTACTAAGACTGGTACGGATCTTAGTAATTTATAGTTTATAATCCTTTAAATCTAAATTATCCCACTCAAATGTAAGTTTTTTATTAGTGTCGATAGCTATCATAAGCATTTCTATTGCTTCCTCGGCTGATCCCATCGGTAAAATAGGCTCCTCGTCTAAATTAAACTTTTTCATATACATTTCTAAAACATCATTGAGAACTAGCATCTATTTCCTCCAGTTTTTTCATAAACTCTTTATAAAGATTGGGAAAATTCTTCTTTGCGTATGCGTTTGCTTCTGGACGGTTTTGTATTGCAAAAAGGTTAGCAAATGCCTCTATTCTGCCATTAGGCTTATATTTCTTCCAATAAGATTTTGAGTGTCCAAAGGCATTATAGTTTCTTCTAAAATCCCCTTGAACGAAGCTATCAACAATGTCGGAAATATTATCAGCACCATCAAAGTTAAAATCGCGTTGAGTTGTCTCGTAAGATGCTCCTGATGGAAGTGTTTTAGTTACTGTTGTAGTATTAAACAGTTCATCTTTTATTTCTAATAAGCGTTTGTTTTTCTTGTCCTTACTAACTCTGTAAACACCCAAAGCAGCACGATCTTTTTCCCATGCTTCTTTTAATCCTTGCGAAGACCAGAAACCTGTTACCGTTTGGCGTCCTGCCATTGCATCAACGTGATGCCCATATTCGTGAGCAATAGTATCTCGCGATAAACCAGACTCAATTATTCCTTGACTAGTTCTGTAAACTCCCTTTTTCGGAGCGCCCACTATTTTATTTGGTTTCGGTAGTTTATTAGCAACTCTTGCCGTTAAAGGCGTAAGTAACCTATTTAATTTTGCGTTAAGCTGATCTCGTCCAAATGATTTAGTAGTCATTATAGAAGTTAAGTCTAGTGAAGGTTTCTCTGGTGGCTTTCTTGGCTTGGCTTTAGGTTTAACATCACCGCCATAGACCTTTGCCCATATCTCTGTTTCACGTTTCTCTAGTTCTTTGAGCGTAAACTCTCGGCCTTCCTTATCGACAAATCGCTCCATCGTTAAACCTTTACGGAATAATCGAGCCTTCTGTACGCCTAATACATCGTCCTGAAACTCTCTTGGTTGCTTTCGAAGCCATCCATCATAATTAAGTTCGTCTGAAACTTGACCGTTCATCGATGCTCTAGTTGATTTATTAGGAACTTCATCGGCTTTTATTCCTAACTGCCTGAGTGATTTAAGCACTGGAATAGTTGTCGATCTGCACCCTGCATGAGCAGGAGGCCGAGGCCCTTTGTTATATGGATAAACCTTTCCATCTCTTGCCCGACAAACGGCTGTCGTTCTGTTGTCTAGGGTTGCCACCCACTCAATCGCCTTAATTACTCGCCTGTTTCTGCGGTAGCTTTCGTTTCGAGCAGTATTCGATGTATGAGCTAAAGCTGTTCTGACTGCCGTTTCTGCCGCTCTTCGAGTTTGACCTTCTGATACTTCTCTGATGTTTCTTACTATTTGATCGGTTGTTTGCCCTTCGACATAACCCTGCATGATGTTTTGCTTGATACGTCTAAACGCTCCATCCTCAAGACCTTTATACCAATCCTTTAGTAAAAACCCATTGAATGGCCTTGAGTTGACCGCTGCAAAGATTTGCTCTTCACTTGGTGCTTCCCAATCTAACTCGATAGGTACTAATCCATCAATAATCTTCTTTTGCCATATGCTTTCAGCCTGACCTAGATCCCTGATCTCTGCATCGAGAACCTCTATAACTGGGTCATATCCTGCTTTGATAGACTTCTTTAGCCGGACAAGCAGTTTATCGACATCCCTGCGATTGAGGTTTTCTAGCTTAGAGCGATAGATTTGAGCGTAATATTTATCATTGCCGTTGTTAAGCAAACCGATAATTTTATTAACTACGCCTGATTTATATCTTTCTAAGTAATGGGCATGACGTAAAGTATCGTCAAGAATATCATCGGTTATCGCCATCTTGCGTTTCTACGTTATCAGGTTCATCCATCGGCTCTTGCATCATAAAGTCTTGCTCATCGTCAAAGGTAACTTCCTCTGACAATATGTTTCTGCGCTTTGCTTCGTTAATATAAGTTTGTTTCGATATAACCTCTGTTAGATACATTTTGTTCAAAGCGTCCATTTCCAAATGCGATAGAGCGTTTGCAGCAAAGTCTTTGTTTATTATTATATCTATCTTTTCTGCGCTTATATCAGCCATTTCAGCCATCCACGTAAAACAAAGCTCTAAGGTATCCTTTAGATTATCAGCCCACATTCCCAATCGGCTGTTTATCTTTTGCTCATCAATCAAATCGCCTGTTGCTGTAGATGCGCCTGTTCTCGATACAACTAACTGCAAACCCATCGCTTGCATCTGAAACTCCATATCCTTAAGTTCTGTACGTCCTGCATCGATAGCTGCTCCGCTATGCTCAACAACCCCGATCTTAGCGTTCTCGTTAGATGAATAAAAAGCGTATCCTGCACCTTCAGTAAACTCTTCTAAATCTTCTTTGCTGTATCCGTGAAAGTATTTCATAGGCGCTCTAGCATGGTGCATAATGTTGGCTTGATCTGATTGAGATCGCCAGTGAGCTAGATTTATCTCTGCTAATCGAGCATGAGGAGGCTTGGCTTTCATGTATCCATCACGACCTAAATCACAAGCAGCAACATATATTCTTGGCATTCCTGTTTCGTATTCGTCATATAAAGTCCATTGATTGTCTGAGTTCTGCCTAAATAAACGTAGATTGACAGCGCCAACAACTCGACCCTCTTCGATTGGAAGCGTACAGACTCGAATTTGCTCTATCTGTTTAGGCTCGAACTCGTCATCAGTGTCCTCGTAAACTGTTTCCATGATGCGGATCTGCGTTAGAGTTGGCACGTTATCGATTACGTCTGTTTTGTATCCAAGAACATCATCAAGCGATAAACCTACAAAATATGGCCTAAAGTTCCCTGCTTGAGCTTGCGCTCTAGTCAATTCACCTCTTGCAGGAGAGTCCACCATAATAAAAGAAATGCCTGACGCTTGAGCCTCATCAAATACATCTCTTGAAAACTGTGCAATGTCTCGACCCTGCAAATCTACGTTAAAAGCCCATATATCGAGATCGGTGTCGGTTTCTGCTAGTATAACAGGCGTTTCAAATACCTTGCCCGATAGATCATCGATTGTTTTGCCTACTCCATCAAAGAGCCATGTTGAGGCTAATCTTGCCTCGTAATCCTCCTCTGTTTCCTGTGGGAATTTAGGTAAGTATGTCTCACCTTGTTCTCGCATATGCTGCCCACCTTTCATAAGATCCCGACAAGGCGCTGACATTTGCAGCATTGCTTCTATTTCTGGAGAACGATTTGCAACTGAATTACTCATATTCTAATCACCATTTTACCTGATGCCTGTGCTTTAATTAAAGGCGCTATTGCGTATCTAACTGCATCGGGAGCGTGATTGTTTGCATCGATTATATCTGGCATTATGTCACCCGACAATTTATCCACCTTATGACTATATAACCTAAAGTCGTCAATAGCGCCCTTGCAGCTTGGTGCTATTATGACAGATTTAAAGCCACGAATAAACCTAATTCCTTCTTGAATACTATTCGGCCACTTTTTGACGCCTTCCATTCTAGGAAAACCATGCCTTTGTAGATAGCTGATTGTTTTAGGTTCTGCGCTATCGGCTCGGCAAGTATATCGATCAAACTCAGGTATTATCTTCGTTATAAAGTTGTGCGTATTGTCTATTTCTATCCCGACTCCGTAAGCCTCTTTCTCGATATATAGGTTCTCATCGTTTACCCAACACTTAACAGCTACTAAGGGATCTGGTCTAAACCCAAAGTCCACGCCTAAATACGGCCCTTGCCAGTTTTGCATAGGCTCAAAGTCCTCTATCTTCCATTTATCGTGAAAGACTTGGGCATCGTTTACGACCTCATAACCACCTAGCCAGATGTGTGAATACCGTTCAAAGTCTCGCTCTTTGGCAACCTCTGCCAGTTCGACCATCGCATCAGGCACAAAAGGATTATCGTCATAGTTGACGTGAACAAGCTGACTATTTTCGTTAGTCTTGAATAATTGCTCTACTGCGTCAGTTGGCTGTCGAGGGTTCCAACTAAACCAAAGCTCTGCGCCTTCTTTACGCATAGTCGGATCTAATAACTCGATTGAACGCTTCGATAGGCTTTGCGCTTCCTCGCACCATGCCAAGTCAAAACCCTCTAATGATTTGATGCTATCAGCCGTATGATCCTGCATCCCT